CTGGAACTATAACAAATACTGACAGGGGTTCATCTCAAGCTATATTTAAGAATTTTGCAGCAAGCTCAGGCGGTACAGCTACAGCAAACAGCAATAATGACACTTTAACTATTGCAGCTGGTAGTAATGTTACTACAGTTAGGTCTGGCGATACAATAACTATTAACGCTACCAATGACGGACAAGGCGTAACTTCAGTAGCAACTGGTGGTGGGTTAACAGGTGGAACAATAACTTCAACTGGAACTTTATCACACGCAGATACATCAAGTCAAGGTAGTGTAAATAATTCAGGTAATACATATATTCAAGATGTATCATTAGACACGTATGGTCACGTTACAAGTCTAACATCTGCTACAACTACATTAGCTACACTTGGTTATACAGGTGCTACAAACGCAAATTACATTACTAACAATAATCAGTTAGCTAATGGTGCTGGATATAACGGTTTTACTAACAATAATCAACTTACGAATGGTAGAGGTTTTGTTACCTCATCAGGAAATACTACTATAGGAACATCAACTAACATTAGCACTCCTGGTTCTACAGTTATAAGTACTATAAGTTTAACACAAGGTGTTGTAACAGCATTTACCACCAGAGCAATGACTCTTGCTAACTTAGGTTATACAGGAGCAACTAATGCTAACAATATTACTAACAACAATCAATTAACTAATGGAGCTGGATATATAACCTCTGCTGGTAATCAAGGTACAGTTACTTCAATAGGAGTAACATTACCTGTGTTAGCAAACGGATCTTCGAGTGGAACTATAACAACTTCAGGAACTATTAGTTTAAGAAAACCAGTTAGTGGATCTTGGCATAATGGAGGTGCAATTACAGTAGGATCAGATGGTTTATCAGAAATAGGTAGATACCTTGATTTTCATACAAGCAATACTTCAACTGCAGATTTTGATGTAAGACTTAATGCTACATCTGGACTTTTAACTTGTTCTGGAAGTTTTTCATCTACAGGAAATATTAGCGCAGTAGGTAATTTTGTAGGTGGATATGTTTTGGTTGGATATGGATCAAAAGGTTTACCAACTCATACTTTTAATGGTGATACAAACACTGGTATGTTCCGTAGTAATACTAATGAAGTTGCCCTTACTGCTGGCGGAGCGCAAAATTTAACATGTACTAATACTTATGTGAAGTTAGATGGAAATGTTGGTATAGGTACAGTTCCAAGTACTAAACTTCATGTAGATGGAACTGCATTAATAAGAGATGGCAATGGTGTTGGTGATTTCTATATAGGAAATCTTGGATCAAGTAGATTTATAAGATTTCACACAAATAATTCGGACACTTACTTCGATATGAATTGTGGTAATATACTTTGGAGACAAGGAAGCAGCGTAAGATTTCAGCACACTATGAGTTCTGGAACTTTTATATCTTCTGGAGCGCAAATTGCGTTTGGCGCACCATCAGATATTAGATTAAAAGAAAATATTAAACCTATTGAATCCGCTTTAGATAAAGTAACTAAATTACAAGGTGTTACATTTGATTGGAAAAAACAAGATATAGCAAACATTAAAGAAGATATAGGTTTTATAGCTCAAGATGTTAAGAAAGTTGTACCAGAACTTGTGAGAGAAGAAAGAGATGGTATGTTATCAATGAGACATCAAGGTGTCGCTCCATTGCTTGTTGAAGCTATTAAAGAATTAAAAGCTGAGATAGAAGAGTTAAAAAAAATAATAAACAAAAAATAAATAGATATGGCAATTAATTACAAATGGGATATAAATGAAATGTCCGCTCACATTGAAGCAGAAGGTAAAGATAATGTAATATACTCGGTACAGTGGTGTTATACAGGCTCTGAAGAATCTGGAGGTAAAACTTATAGAAGTATTACTATTGGAACACAAGATTATACTTACGTAGCTGGAGAACCTTTTACTCCCTATGCAGATACAGAAGCTTTTGAAGATATAGTTATTGGATGGTTAGAAGCATCATTAGATGTGCCTGCAATGGAAGCAGTTATAGAAGCAGCTATAAAACTTGAAATTTCACCAATAAACGAAAGCTTGTTTTTTACATGGGAAAGCTAAAAAAAAATACTTATCTTTGTATTAAATAATATAAAAATATAATCAAATGAAATTATCTGACGAACAATTAAAAGGAGTACACGATTTACAAAATGAATTTAATAGCACAAAAATGGCTTTAGCCGATGCTGCTTTTAAACAATCTTTAATTGTAAAAAAACTTGGTGAAATCCAAACATCTTTTCAAGAAATGGAAGCATCTTTAATAGAAGAATTTGGTCAAGATTCTGTTATCAATCTACAAACAGGAGAGGTAAAATCTAAAGAAGAAGCTGAAGCTGAAGAAAAAGAAGTTGAAGAATCTAAAGAAGAACTTAAAAAAGTGTAATGGCAAGGATTAGTAACAAACAAGAATATCCTGTTATATTTCCAATACCAGAGGATTATTTTGTTTTGACTGATGCTGACAGTAGTGAATTAGAAACTAAAACTTGCTCAATTTCAAGAGCAAAAGTTATTGTAGATTCACCATTTTACGATGTTTCTGTAACAGTTGATGCTGCTCAAATGTTTGATCTATTTAACAATCCTCTAACTATAATTTCAGCACCTGGTGCAAATAAAGTTATTAATGTTCTTAGTATAATTGGACACCTTCAATATAACGGTATTCCGTTTAATTCAGGTAGTCAACTTAATATAACCCAGGGTCTCAACACTTTATATAACCCAATAGGAAGTACTAATAATATAGGTGGTTTTCAATCCGCAAGTTTTGTAAATGAAGTTCAAGATTTAACGCTTATTCAAAATGGTTCTAATTTTCAAGTTGGTATAAACGATCCAGTGTTATTACAATATAACGTATCAGCTGGTGTTCCCACAACAGGAAATGGCAATATAAAAATTAATATAAGATATCAAATTATAAATTTATTAACAAGTTAAAAAAGTATAATGGCAAGAATTAGCAACAAAGAAATTTATCCAGAAATAGATCCAGTATTGGATGATTATTTTGTGTTAACTGATGCTAATAGTAATTTAGCGACAAAAACATGTACACTAAGAGCAATGAGAGATTTGTTTGAACAAGAGTATAATTCTCTCAGTATTACAGTTACTGCTGCTCAGTTAAAAGATTTAGAAGCCAATCCTGTAACTTTAATTCCAGCACCTGGTGCAAATAAAGTTATACATATATTTTCCTTGTTATTTTTTCTGTCTGCAGGAAGCACTCCTTTTAATCAAGTTAATCCTATGCGTTATACGCAAGGATTAAATCCAACAAATGGAAATCTTAATGTTTATAGTTCTATCTCCAACACTCTTATGAATGGAACTGCAGATGTATGTAGCACTCAATCTCTTGCCCCTGAAATTGTTGGAGTTAATTCACCAACAATTCTACAATGCAATCAAAATTCAGGTAGTGATCCTACACAGGGAAATGGATTTGTAAAAATTTATTTAAGATATCGTATATTAGATTTATCAACATTTAATTAAATGGATATAAGAAAAATTTCTATTGGAGCAGATTATAAGTCTGGTGCTATGCATTACATAGTAGGTCAAGAAGTTTTAGGAGGATCATATACTATTCATTTAATTCAATACGTATCTGAGTCTGAATCTTATAAGATTTGGGTTGAAAAAAACAACGAAGTTTTAGTATGGAAAGAGTTTAAAACAACTTTACCAATATCTTTAGAATTTAATATAAATTTTTAATGAAATCACCTTTTTCGTTTATTGTTAAACCACTTAACAACAGACGTTACGATAATATTAAAACCTATGGCAACATGGATTTTATTACAAGTACGTCTGAAGAAGATTTTAAATCTTCTAATCGTTATGCTGAAGTAGTGTCTCTTCCTATAAATTATTCTGGAGAAATAGTTATTGGTGATTTATTATTAGTTCATCATAATGTTTTTAAATTTTATAATGATATGTATGGACGAAGAAAAAGTGGAAAAAGTTATTTTAAAGAAAATTTATTTTTTGTAGATCCAGATCAGTTTTTTTTATATAAAAATAATAAAGAATGGAAAGGATATAATAATTATTGTTTTATAAAACCTTCTTTAGAAAAAAAATACATTATAGAAAAATTCTCAAAAGAAGAAGCTTTGTTTGGAACTATTAAGTATATTAATAATGAATTATTATCTTTAGGATTAAATGTAGGTGATGAAATAAGTTATCAACCACATTCTGAATATGAGTTTAATATAGATGGAGAAAAACTATACAGAATGTTTACACGAAATATAACTTTATTAGTTTAATATGAATATAAATGATATTAAAAAAGAAATAATAAAGGCAGGTGAGTTGGCTGTTATACAATTAATAAAAGTTGCAAAAGAAGATATTATAAAATATGATGCTGAAGATGAATTAGCAGCAGATAGATTAAAAAATGCAGCGGCAACAAAAAAGTTAGCCATATTTGATGCATTTGAAATATTAAAAAGAATTCAAGAAGAAGAAAATATTATTGAGGGAATTAACGTAAAAACTAATAATACTCCAAAAGGATTTGCTGAATCAAGATCAAAATAGAATATATTATTTAAATAATAAAATTGTTCCTAATAAAGTGAGAACAATTAAAAACCGTTCTCGTACCTGGGAATATGGTTACAATCAAAAATATGATATAGTTGTTGTTTCTCGAAATGGAACTATAGGAGACATATATAATATAAGTGGTTTAAATGTAGCTTTACCATTCACACCAAATTTAAAATCTCAATTAAAAAAAGAAAATCAATTTTGGAAAGTAACACCTTTACCTAAAGAATTAAAAAGAATTCAAAGTATTTTTCAATGGCATGAAACATCTGAAACATTTAAAACAAAATGGGTAGATTTTATTGAAGAAGAATTTAATAACAGAGAACAAGGGCATTGGTTTTTAAATAACGGTTTTCCTACATATATTACAGGAACTCATTATATGTATTTACAATGGACAAAAATAGATATAGGTAATCCTGATTTTAGAGAAGCTAATCGAATATTTTTTATATTCTGGGAAGCATGTAAAGCAGATAATAGAAGTTTTGGAATGTGCTATTTAAAAATTAGACGTTCTGGGTTTTCTTTTATGGCATCAGGAGAAGGAGTTAATAGAGCAACTATATCTAAAGATTCTCGTATAGGTATTTTATCTAAAACTGGAGCTGATGCTAAAAAAATGTTTACAGATAAAGTTGTTCCTATATCTAATAATTATCCTTTCTTTTTTAAACCAATTCAAGATGGTATGGATAAACCAAAAACTGAATTAGCTTACAGAGTTCCTGCATCTAAGATTACTAAAAAAAACATGTATGATATTGGAGATGAAGAACTTGAAGGATTAGATACAACTATTGATTGGAAAAATACATCTGATAATTCATATGATGGAGAAAAATTACAATTACTTTTACATGACGAAAGTGGAAAGTGGGAAAGGCCAGAAAATATATTAAATAACTGGCGTGTTACAAAAACATGTTTAAGATTAGGTAGTAAAATAATTGGAAAATGCATGATGGGTTCTACTTCTAATGCATTAGACAAAGGTGGTAATAACTTTAAAAAATTATTTGAAGATTCCGATTGTTCTAAACGAAATGCTAATGGTCAAACTAAATCAGGATTATATAATTTATTTATTCCTATGGAATGGAATTTTGAAGGATACATAGATATATATGGTATGCCTGTATTAATAACACCAATTAAATCATTAAAAGGTATTGATGGAGAATCTATTAATATTGGTGCAATTAATTATTGGAAAAACGAAGTAGATTCATTGTCTTCTGATCCAGATGCATTAAATGAGTTTTATAGACAATTTCCTCGAACAGAATCTCATGCGTTTAGAGACGAATCTAAGATGTCTTTATTTAATTTAACTAAAATATATCAACAAATAGATTATAATGATTCTTTAATAAAAGAACATTTTGTTACTCAAGGTTCTTTTAGATGGAAAGATGGTGTTAAAGATACTCAAGTGATTTGGAGTCCAAATAAAAATGGAAGATTTTTTGTAACTTGGACACCAAGAAAAGAATTGCAAAATAGAGTTGTTGAAAGAAACGGAAAGAAGTATCCTGGGAATGAACACTTAGGTACTTTTGGATGTGATTCTTATGACATTTCAGGTGTAGTTGTTGGTAAAGGATCAAATGGGTCTTTACATGGTTTAACTAAATTTAATATAGATGAAGCTCCTTCTAATCATTTTTTTTTAGAATATATAGCTCGACCTCAAACTGCAGAAATATTTTTTGAAGAAGTATTAATGGCATGTATATTTTTTGGAATGCCAATTTTATGTGAGAATAATAAACCTCGTTTATTATATCATTTTAAAAACAGAGGTTATAGAGGTTATTGCATGAATAGACCAGATAAGAGGTATAACAAGCTTTCTCGTACAGAAAAAGAGTTAGGTGGTATTCCGAATACATCAGAAGATGTAAAGCAGTCTCACGCATCTGCTATAGAATCTTATATTGAAAAACATATAGGATTAGATATGATAGGTGAGTATAGAACAAAAGATGATATGGGTGAAATGTATTTTGGAAGAACTTTGTCTGATTGGGCAAAATTTGACATAAACAATAGGACTAAGTTTGATGCTTCAATTAGTTCAGGGTTAGCTATAATGGCTAATCAAAAACATATGTATACACCAGTCGAAAAACAATCAAAAATAAGCATTAACTTTGCAAGATATAATAATAAAAGCTCAGTAAGTCAACTACTTAATAAATGAAAGAAGTAAAAATAAATTTACAGTCAGCAGCATTTCCAAATCAATTCGTTTCAGATGCTGAAAAGGATACAGATGAATATGGATTGCAAATTGGACAAGCAATACAATACGAATGGTTTCGTAAAGATGGTAATCAATGTAGATTCTACAGCCAATGGCAAGAATTTAATAGACTAAGACTTTATGCAAGAGGAGAACAATCTGTCGCTAAATATAAGAATGAATTAGCCATTGATGGTGATTTAAGTTATTTAAATTTAGATTGGACACCTATAGCTATTATTCCTAAATTTGTTGATATAGTTGTAAACGGAATGTCAGATAGATTATTTGAGGTTAAAGCTTACGCACAAGATGCAATGTCTTCTGAAAAAAGAGGAGAATTTGAAGAGTTAGTACGTGGCAATATGTTAGCCGCACCTTTATTTAGACAAATAGAAGAAGACTTTGGAGTAAATGTATTTACTATGAGTGAAGATGAACTTCCTGAATCAGATGAGGAGTTAGCTTTATACATGAATTTAAAATACAAACCTGCTATAGAAATTGCAGAGGAAGAGGCAATAAATACAATGTTATCTCAAAATCATTATAATGATATTAGAAAAAGAGTTGATTATGATATTACCACAATTGGTATTGGTATAACAAGACATCAATTTCAATTAGGACAAGGCGTTGTGTTAGATTATGTTGATCCTGCAAACGTAGTATATAGCTATACAGAAGATCCACAATTTAAAGATTGTTTTTATTGGGGTGAAATAAAAACTGTTGGTATAACTGAATTAGTTAAAATTGATCCAGAAATTAATAATGATGATTTAGAAGTGATATCACAATATAGTCAAGCCTGGTATGATTATTTTAATGTAGCTCAATTTTACGAAAATAGTATGTTTGCAAGAGATACTTGTACGCTTATGTATTTTAATTATAAAACTACACATTCTTTTGTTTACAAGAAAAAACAAAATTCTTCTGGAAATTTTAAAACAGTAGAAAAAACTGATGAGTTTAATCCTCCACAAGAAATGATGGATGAAGGAAACTTTGAAAGAATAGAAAAAAAGATTGACGTATGGTATGATGGTGTAATGGTTATGGGTACTAATATTATATTGAAATGGGAAATGGCTAAAAATATGGTTCGTCCAAATGCCGCCTCTCAATATGCTTTACCTAATTATATAGCTTGCGCACCAAGAATGTACAAAGGAACTATAGAATCTTTAACTCGTAGAATGATTCCTTTTGCAGATTTAATACAAATGACTCATTTAAAAATACAACAAGTAGTTTCAAGAGTTGTTCCAGATGGTGTTTTTATTGATGCTGATGGATTAAATGAAGTAGATTTAGGAACAGGTAATGCTTATAATCCAGAAGATGCTTTAAGATTATACTTTCAAACAGGTAGTGTTGTTGGTAGAAGTTATACTCAAGATGGAGAATTTAATAATGCCAGAGTTCCTATTCAACAATTAACTGCGTCAAGTGGTGCAAACAAAATGCAAATGTTAATTCAGAATTATAATCATTATTTAGATATGATTAGACAATGTACAGGATTAAATGAAGCAAGAGATGGTTCTACACCAGATCCTAATTCTTTAGTTGGTGTTCAAAAATTAGCAGCATTAAATAGTAACACTGCAACCAGGCATATTTTACAAGGAAGTTTATATATTACAAGAACTATAGCAGAAGCTTTATCTATAAGAGTGGCTGATGTTTTAGAATATTCTGAATTCAAAGATGAGTTTGCAATGCAAATTGGAAAATATAATATTAAATTATTAGGAGATATAAAGAATTTATATTTACATAGTTTTGGAATATTTATAGAACTTACTCCTGACGAAGAAGAAAAAGCTTTATTGGAAGCAAATATTCAAATGGCTTTATCTAAAAACGATATTAGTTTAGAAGATGCAATTGATGTTAGAGAATTAAGAAACATTAAAATGGCTAATCAACTTCTTAAATTAAAACGTAAGAATAAACAAGAAGCCGAGCAACAACAACAAATGCAGATGCAGCAGATGCAAGCGCAAATGGCAATGCAAGCGCAACAAGCTACAGCGGCATTAGAAGCTCAAAAAATACAAATGGAAACTCAATCAAAAATGCAATATCGACAAGCAGATATTTCTTTTGAAATTGAAAAACTAAAAGCAGAAGCAGAATTAAAAAGAAGTTTAATGGAAACTGAATTTAATTACCAAATGCAATTAAAAGGAGTTGAACAATCCCAATTAAATAATAGAGATCAACAAAAAGAAGATTCTAAAGATTTTAGAACAAAACTACAAGCGACTCAACAATCAAAAATGATTGAACAAAGAAAGCGTGATTTACCTTCTATAAATTTTGAATCTAACGAAGATAGTTTAGATGGTTTTGACTTAGCAGAATTTGATCCACGATAATATGTCAGACCCAATAAAAAAAAATAGAAAGAAAAATTTAAGAAATCTTGAGCGAAATAAGTCTGGAAAAGATGCTACTGTAAGAATGGCGTTTTATCCTAATGAGTCTAAAAGAGAAAAGGGAGGGAAAGTAAATAAAAAAAAGACAAGACATTATGCTGCTCCTGCAATTACTTTTAAAGGTCAAGAAGAAGAAAAGAAACAAACTTTTAACCAGGCCTTAGCGGCAGGCGAACTGTATGAGTTTAAAAGTAAACGAAGAGCTGAAAAATTTGCAGCTGGTTCTTGGAAAAAAGGCGCAGAAAGAAGAGAGGCTATGAAAGCTTATAGAAAAAAGAAAAAATCAGAACGATCTTAATTATAAAACACGTTAAACCATAAGAAGGTAAAAGTGCTAAAAACACACAGTAAAAATATTACTATATTTGTATAAATAAAAACTACTATTATGAAACAAGGATATAACTCAAGACTTGACGAGTCATTAGGAGAAAGAAATGGAAAAAAATCTCAATCTATGAAAGATAGAAGAGATGAATCTAAAGCAATGTCAAAAAAATCTTATGGACATTCTTACGGCGCAGACAAATCAATGTCTTATAGACACAAGCATCCAGAGCATGTGCATAACGT